GTCCACGGCCCTGACGGCGGGCGCGGCAAAAATCACTTTCGTGATGCCGTTCGCGTTCGCGCTGTCCAGCGTGCTGGGTTCGCTGACCACGGCCCAGCCCAGTGGGTCCATCCTGACTGTCAACGTCAAGGCGGCGGGAACGAGCATCTTCACCACGAAGCTGACCATTGACAACACGGAAACGGATTCATCCACGGCGGCGGCGGCGGCGGTTCTGACGGCCACCCCGCTGACCATTCCGGCCTATACCAAAATCACAGTGGACATTGACCAGGTGGGCGCCAGCGGCGCCGCTGGCCTGAAGCTGTATTTTGTCGGGACGCCGGCCTGATGCTACTGAACCCGTACCGCTTCGCGCCGCCGGCAGGCGGTGGCGGCAGCCTGCCGGCCTGGGCGAACGTTACGGCCCTGCTGCCGCTGGATGGCAACGCCACGGCGGCGAAGGGTGGGGCCTGGTCCAACACCGGCAGCGCGCCGACCTACACCGCGAGCAATCCGCCATTCACCGGGGTGCAAAGCCTGGAAATGCTGGGCACCACCGCATCCCTGATTTCCGCCGCCAGCGCGGGGCAGCTGGGCGCCGGGGACTTCGGCGTGGAAATCCTTTTCCGCTGCACGTCCACCGCTGGGTCATTTCGCGCCCTGGCGGGCAACTATGACGGGGACGGCCTGGCCAGCTGGGGATTGTGGCTGAATGCTTCGGGCCAGCCGTATTTCTACGGGGACAGCACCGGCCTGGAAATGTTCGGCGGGCCGGATTGCCGCGACAGCGCCTGGCGCATCGTGCAGCTGATCCGCCAGGCGGGCCGCCTGTCCGTGCGCGTGGGTAAATTGAGCGATGGCGGCAATACAACCGAATGCGCCTTTGCCACCGGCAACGCAACGAATTTCAATTCGACAAAAGGCGTCCGCATCGGCCTGGAGGCGGCCTATATGGGTTCGCCCTTCTATGGCCAGCTGGCGCAATTCCGCGCCACCGTGGGCGAGGCGCCGCCTATTGCGGTTCCCACGGCGGCCTGGCCGACGAGCTGAAATCATTTCTTGTTTTGCCTGTTGCCACCCTTCGGGGTGGCTTTTTTCTGGAAAACGCCCCGGTGGAACGCACAAGGCCGGCGCTTGAGAATCCCGGCAATCTCACGCATTCCCGCGTACCCCAAGGATTCAAAAAATGGCTGGTGAAACCTTCCTGCATGGCGTAGAAGTTCTGGACATCGACGCCGGGCCGCGTCCGATTTCCACGGTTCGTTCCTCTGTTATCGGCCTGGTGGGCACCGCCCCCGATGCGGACCCGCTGAAGTTCCCGCTGAACACCCCGGTTCTGATCGCGGGCAGCCGGCGCGAAGCGGCCTTCCTGGACCTGACGGGCGACCAGCTGGGCACCCTGCCTGTGGCCGTGGATACCATCTTCGACCAGGCCGGCGCCGTCATCATCGTGGTGCGCGTCGAGGAGGCCGAAACCGACCCGCAAACCCTGGCCAACATCCTGGGCGGGGTGGATGCCGGCACGGGCCAATACGAAGGCGTCCACGCCCTGGTGGCCGCTGAATCGGTGGTGGGCTTCGCGCCCCGCATCCTGCTGGCCCCAGGCTTCACGCATCAGCGCGTCCAGGGTGGCGTTACCGCCATCACGCCGACCGCGCCAGGCGCGGACTACACCGCCCCGCCGGCAGTCACCATCACGGGCGGCGGCGGCGCTGGCGCCACCGCTGTGGCCGTCCTGGGCACGGGCGTGAACGCCGGCAAGGTGATGGAAATCAACGTCACGAACGCCGGCACGGGCTACACCAGCGCGCCCACCGTGGCCCTGACGGGCGGCGGCGGTTCTGGCGCCACGGCCACCGCGTCCTTTGGCGTGGTGGGCAATGCGGTGGTGGCCGAGCTGATCGGCATTGCGGAGCGCCTGCGCGCCGTCATCGTGGCCGATGGCCCGAATACGAACGATGCGGACGCCATCGCCTACAGCGGTGATTTCGGTTCGAAGCGCGTCTACCTGGTGGACCCGAAGGTGTTGAAAACCGACGAGGACGGCCAGGTGCGCACCGAATGGGCCAGCCCGGTGGTGGCGGGCCTGCTGGCCAAGTCGGACAATGACCGGGGTTTCTGGTGGAGCCCTTCCAATATGGAAATCAACGGGATTCAGGGCACCGCCCGCCCCATTGATTTCAAGCTGGGCGATGCGAACGCACGCGCGAACCTGCTGAATGAAAAGAACGTGGCCACCATCGTGCGGCAAAACGGTTTCCGCCTGTGGGGTAACCGCACGCTTTCGGCAGATCAAAAGTGGGCCTTCCTGTGCGTGGTGCGTACTGCGGACATCATCAATGATTCGCTTCAATTGAACCACCTGTGGGCGGTGGATCGCGGCATCACGAAACAATACGTCACGGACGTGGTGGAAGGCGTGAACGCCTACCTTCGCCACCTGACGGCAATTGGCGCCATCCTGGGCGGCAAGTGCTGGGCGGACCCCGACCTGAACACCCCGGACCAGATCGCCCAGGGCAAGGTGTATTTCGATTTCGATTTCACCCCGGTTTACCCGGCCGAACACATCATCATGCGTTCGCACCTGGTCAATGACTACATCACTTCGGTTTTTGACTAAGCCCAGGGCGGGCTTTTTCAAAAATCATTTCAATCCCCTGGAGCACTGCTAAATGGCCGCTACGGACGTTCGCAAAAATATCACCCTCAATGTGGACGGTCGCGGCTACGCCGGCAAGCTGTCCGAATTCAACGCGCCCAAGCTGGTGCAGAAAACCGAGGAATACCGGGCCGGCGGCATGAATGCCCCCATCGAATTGAACATGGGCATGGAAAAGCTGGAATGCGATTTCTCCATGATTTCCTATGACCGCAATGTGTTGGCCCTGTTCGGCCTGGTGGACGGCGCGCAGGTTCCGCTGACGGCGCGCGAAGCCCTGGAAAGCCAGGACGGCACCGTTACCCCGGTTGTGCATGTGATGCGCGGCAAGGTGAAGGAACAGGACCCCGGCACCAGCGCGCCCGGCGCCGTGAATCCCATCAAATTCACGGTGGCCCTGTCCTATTACCGCCTGGAGCACGGCGGCGCCGTCATCCAGGAAATCGACGTGGAAAACATGGTCCACGTTGTCAACGGTGTGGACGTGCTGGCCGCCCACCGCGCCGCCCTCGGAATCTAAGAACAAGAGCCGGCACCAGCCGGCCTTCCTAATTCCAAAATCAATTCAGGCAAGAAATCATGAGCAAGACCAAGACGACCCCGGCGGACTTCGTGGAATACGTGGACGGCGGAAGCGCGGCAGTCATCACCCTGGCCGCCGGCCTGGTGCTGAACGGCGCCAAAGTGATGACCGTTCGCATGCGCGAACCGGAATTGCGCGACGAGCTGGCATCCGACGCCATGGGCGGTTCCGCCGCCGTCAAGGAAGTGGCCCTGTTCGCCAACCTGTGCGAGCTGGCGCCCGCCGACCTTCACGGCATGAAGTCCCGCGATTACCGCCGCCTGGTGGCCGCCTTCACGGGTTTCGCAGACTAGCGCCGGACTACATCCGATCCGGCGCGCTGGCCCTGGCCAGTCACACGGGGTGGGGCGAGCGGGAAATCTTGGCCATGCGCGTTTCCCGGTTCATCTGGTGGCTGGAAGGGCTGCCGAGAAACACATAAGCAGACATGGCCAACAAACGTTTAAACGCAGTTATCAGTATCGGCGGGGCGGTTTCGTCCTCGTTGGGGTCTGCCATCGGTTCGGTGCAATCGCGCATCGGGGCGCTGGGCGAATCGGTGCGAGGCCTGGCCGCGCGCCAGCGCCAGCTGGGCGAATCGGTGCAAACGTTCGGACGCATGGGCAAGGACGTGGACGGCCTGCGCACCCGGTATGCCGCCGTCACCCGCGAGCTGGAGCGCCAGCGCGCCATCCTTCAGCAAACCATTTCACTGGAGGCCCGACGCAAGGCCAACAGCGCCAGGCGCACCGAAGTGGGCGGCGCCCTGCGCTCCACGGTGGTGGGTGGCACGGTGGCCGCGTCCCCGTTCCTGGTGGCGATGAAGGGTGCAAGCGAATTCGAATACAAGCTTCAGCTGATCGGCAACACCGCCAACATGACTAGCGCGGAGATTGCCCGTCTGTCGGCGGACATCATGGCATCCAGCAAGGCCACGAACCAGTCCGCCACCAGCACCCAGTCCGCCATCGGGTTCCTGATTGCCGCCGGCATGGAGCTGGGCACCGCGCGCCAGCTGATGACCCCGGTAGGCAAGACCGCCACCGCGACGGGCGGCGAAGTGGAGGACATGGCGAAGGCCGTCTTTACGCTGAATGACAGCCTGAAGATTAAGCCGGGCGACATGATGGCCGCCATGGACACGCTGGCCACGGCGGGCAAGGAAGGCAATGTGGAGCTGAAGGACATGGCCAAACAGCTGCCTGTCCTGGCGTCCGGGTTCGTGGCCCTGAAGATGGAGGGGCGCGAGGCCGCCGCCACCATCGGCGCGGCGCTTCAGATCGCGCGCAAGGGGACGGACACGGCGGAAAAGGCCGCCACGAACATGGAAAATTACATCGCCAAAATCATGTCCCCGGAGACATTGAAAAAGGCGAAAAAGAATTTCAATCTGGACCTTTATAAAATCATCCAGGACGCGCAAAAGAAAGGCGCGAACCCGTTTGAAAAATCCTTTGAAGCCATCATGAAGGCGACAAAGGGCGACCAGAAATTAATTGGTGACTTGTTCCAGGATATGCAGGTGCAAAGCTTTTTGCGCCCCATGATCCAGAACTATGACAAGTATCTGGAAATCAAGGCGAAGGCCCTCAAAGGGGACGGCGCCGTGGATTCAGATTTCGCCAAGATCATGGCGACCACGAAAGAACAGCTGGACCAGGTGGGCGGCGCAATTGGCCGTTTCTCCATCGAGCTGGGCGCCGCGTTAACCAAAGGCTTCGGCGGACCTGGTGGCCTGGCGGAGAACATCGACGGGGTGACGCGCTGGATCGGCGCGAACCGCGAGCTGGTGGGCACCATCGCCAAAGTGTCCGTGGCCCTGCTGGGCACCGCCGTGGCCGTCCGCACCGTGCAAATGGGCGTGACCATTGCGAAGGGCGCCTGGTTCCTGTATCGGGGCGCGCTGCTGGCCGTGGGCGCCGCTGGCCCGATATCGGCGGCGGGGTCCACCGTGGCAGGCACCGCCGCCGCTGGGTCCGCTGCCGGCGCCACCGCTGGCGCGTCCGCGTTCCGTGCGCTGGGCCTGGCCATGAAGGGCGCCGGGGTCCTGGCCGCTGGCGCGTTCGCTGGCTTCGAGCTGTTCAAGCTGGGGGCGGCCTCCTATGACTTGTGGAAGGCGAAGAAT